ACGTGGTGCAGCAAGGCGTGGTGCTGCAGGGCGCGGAGAACCCCGCCCTGGTGGTCTACGCGCTGGGCAAGAACCCCAAGAAAGCCAAGGAACTGGCCTCGATCTCTGACCCGGTGAAGTTCGCCTTCGCCATCGCCAAACTGGAGTCACAGTTGAAAGTCACCGCCACCCGCAAGCCCCCGCCTCCCGAGCGCTCCGCGCCGGCCGGCAACGCGCCGATCAGTGGCACCACCGACAGCGTGCTGGACCGTCTGCGCACCGAGGCCGAGCGCACGGGCGATTTCACCAAGGTGATTCGGTACAAGCAGCAGCAGCGCGAGAAGCAGGCTGCACGGCGTTAAACAAAGGAGTCAGTCATGAAGCAATACATTGGAACCAAGATCATTCAGGCCAAGCCGGCCGACCGCAGCGCCTCCGAGCCTGGGTATTTTGTGCGCTATGCCGATGGATATGAATCCTGGTCTCCCAAGGCGGCCTTTGATGAGGCTTATCGCAAATGCGACGCCATGACCTTTGGTCTGGCCCTGGAAGCTCTCAAGAAGGGCCTGAAGGTCCAGCGCGACGGCTGGAACGGCAAAGGCCTGTGGCTGGAACTCCAGGTGCCTGACGCGCACAGCAAGATGACCCTGCCGTACATCTTCATGAGTTACCCGGCAGATGCAAAGACAACCCCAGGTGCGCGGGTGCCGTGGTTGGCCAGTCAGACCGACATGCTTGCCGAGGACTGGGTAATCGTCAAATAGCAATCGGCGCTGATTGACACACCTCCAGATGCGTGTGCTACATTTCGCGCATCTGGATTCGCCCACCTCACGGGCAGTGCATCAAACACGAGCGGCCGCCCAGCTCAAATCGGGTGAGTAGCAAAGCGCGGCGCAGGCCGCACCAAGTCACTCATCAATTTTCAGGAGCCACAAATGCCCAACAGTTTTTCCAAGGAAGAGCGCGTAGCGTTCGAGGACATCCTCGAAGGCTTCAACGACGCGCTGGTGTTGTCTCGCAACGTCTCCGTGTACCGCACCGACGGCACGATGATGGAGCGCACCAACAACGTGATCTGGCGCCCGCAGCCCTACATCGCGCAGTCCTACAACGGCATGGATCAGACGCTGAACTTCACCGAGTTCACGCAGTTGTCCGTCCCCTCGACCCTGGGCTTCCAGAAGTCGGTGCCGTGGATCATGGACGCGCTGGAGTTGCGCGATGCTCTGCAGGAAGGCCGCCTCGGCGACGCCGCCAAGCAGAAGCTGGCCTCTGACGTCAACCTCGCCGTCATGAACGTCGCCGCGAACCTGGGTTCGCTGGTTGTCCGCACCACGGCCTCGGCCGGCAGCTACGACGACGTGGCTGCGTGCGACACGATCATGAACGAGCAGGGCGTGCAGATGTTCGACCGCTACCTGGCGCTGTCAAGCCGCGACTATAACGGCATGGCTGGCAATCTGGCTGTGGCGACGCGCTCGTTCGGCAACCAGATCAGCGACGAGGCATATCGTCGCGGCTTCGTCGGCACTGTGGCTGGTTTCCAGACCTACAAGTTCGACTACGCCAACCGCATCCGCGCAGCCGGTGGTGCAGATCCCACAATCGACACGCAAGCCGCAGCCGGCAACTACTGGGTGCCTGTGGCCACCAGCGTGGCCGCCACTGGCGAGTCTGCCAACGTGGACAACCGCTTCCAGACCGTGACGGTGAACTCGACTGCCGAACTTCGGGCCGGCGACGCGATCACCATCGATGGCGTGGTGGCTGTGCATCACATCACCAAGCAGTCCACCGGCGAGCTTAAGACGTTCCGCGTCGTGCAAGTTCTGACCGGCACGACCTGCGTCATCACCCCGCCGATCATCTCGGCTCAGGGTGGCACGGACGCCGAGCTGCAGTACCAGAACGTCATTGTCACGCCCAGCGCCGCCGCCACGGTGGATCGTCTGAACGTCGATGCCGCTCCAATCAACTGCTTCTGGCAAAAGGACGCGCTGGAACTCCTGCCGGGCCGCTACGCAGTGCCTGCTGACGCTGGTGCCGCAGTGATGCGTGCCTCCACCGACCAGGGCATCGAACTGGTGATGCAGAAGCAGTACGACGTCAACACCATGAAGACCAAGTACCGCCTCGACTGCCTGTTCGGCGTGGTGAACAAGCAACCCGAGATGAGCGGCATCCTGCTCTTCGGGCAGACCCCCTGATGACGCACCGGGCCGGGTAACACCGGCCCGATTCGCAACAGCAATCCAAGGAGTTTTCCATCATGTCCAATTCAGTCATCGCGCTGCAGGGAACCGCAGAAGTCGTCATTCCCGCGAACGAAAGCATCGCTCTTCTGAGCATCACCCAGACCAACGTCTTCAAGGTAGTCGGTTTCCCGAACTACCCGGAGCAGAACGATCTGGAAAGCACGTTCACCGGCTACAAGCTGCTGGGTCCGTACACCGCCGAAACCACGCTCATCATCAATGCTGGCGCGGCTCAGGTGGAGTACCAGATCGGCGTTGCTCCGGTCGTGTTCGGCTCGAACTATCAAGGCACCCCCACCACGCAGAACTCGGCCGCAACGCTGACGACTGCCAAGGTGATGTCTGGCCTCATCACCACCACCCAAGCAACTGGCGCAACCATCGCCGTGCTGTTGCCCAACGGTGCTGATATGGAGCTGGCTGCTCAGTTCGATGTGGGTGACTTCTTCGACTGGGGTCTCGTCAACCTCTCGACCGGCGCCAACACCGTGACGATCACCAACGCTGCGTCTGGTAACAACATCAACGGCGCCGCCATCGTTGCCGTGACTAGCAGCGCTCAGTTCCGCACCTACAAGACGGCGACCAACACGTTCGCCACCTACCGCATCAGCTAACGCTGTAGGTAGGGAAAGACACGCGGGCGGTGGTGATTAGCTGCCGCCCGCGTTTTCACATGAGGACCAGATCATGCCGCTGAAGAAGGGTTACTCCCAGAAGTCGATCAGCTCGAACATCTCCAAGGAGATGAAGTCTGGCATGCCTCAGAAGCAGGCCATCGCGGTGGCGCTGTCCACTGCGCGATCTGCTGCCATGAAGGCCGGCAAGCCGAGCAAGGCACCCGCAAAGGCGAAGAAATGAAAGCCAAGCCTCCTGGTCTGTACGCCAACATCGCAGCAAAACGCGAGAGAATCGAGGCTGGTTCCAAGGAGCGCATGCGCAAGCCTGGAACTAAGGGCGCGCCGACTGCGGCTGCTTTTCGCGCCGCAGCCAAGACCGCGAAGAAGAAGTGACCATGCCCGCATTCCCGACCTTTGTCTTCCGAAGCCCTGGGCCGCAGCGACACTCGTCTGGTGGGGCATATCGCTTCGCTCCGGTGAACAACGAGACCGAGCTGGCCGAGATGCTCGCGCAGGGCTATCACGCCGACGTCCGCACCGCCATCGCGGCATGTGGTGAGCGGGCGTTTACGCACGGGCTGACCAGCATGCAGGCCCGCAAGGTCACTGCCTCGAAGCTCTTGGCGCGGCTGCAGGCCAGGCTGGCAGAAGACGCCATCCCGGCAGTGGCGGTGGAGGTCGAGGAGCCGGCAGCAGTGGCGCCGGAGCCTGTCGCACCGCCTGCCGACGACGCACCGCCAACCCGCGGCGAGATGCTGCAGCAGGCCGAGATCCTGGGCATCAAGCCCGACAAGCGCTGGTCTGATGCCACGCTGATGGCCAAGATCAACGCGGCCATGAACCCGATCTGACGGAGCGACAGATGGGCTACACCAAACGGCAATTCATCCTCGCGGCGTTTGAGGAGATCGGTCTGGCCGCGTACACCTTTGATCTGCAGCCCGATCAACTGGAGTCTGCCCGTCGCCGCCTGGACGCCATGATTGCCGACTGGAACGGCAAGGGCATCCGCCTCGGCTACCCGATCCCTTCGAGCCCGCAGGACGGCAGCATCGACGAAGAGACCAACGTGCCGGATTCGGCCTACGAGGCCATCATCTGCAGCCTGGGCATCCGACTGGCGCCGAGCTACGGCAAGCAGGTCATGCCCATGACGATGGCCACCGCCAAGCAGGGTTACGACACGCTGCTGCAGCGCGCCACGTACCCGCTGGAGCAGCAGATGCCCAGCACGATGCCGTCAGGCGCTGGCAACAAGCCCTGGCGCGTGTACGACAATCCATTCGTTCGGCCGCCTGCCGATCCGGTGCAAGTCGGCCCTGACGGAATGCTGGAGTACAACTAATGTCAGTATCTGTTTTTCCGCCGTTCAAAGTATTTACTGACATTGACGGTTTACCGCTAGACAACGGGGATATTTACATTGGGGTTGCAAACCTTGACCCGCTGACTAACCCACAAGTTGCATATTGGGATGCCGCGCTGACGCAGGTTGCAACGCAACCAATCAAAACTCGCGGTGGTTACCCGCTAAACGGATCTGCCATTGGTAATCTGTATGCATTGAATGACTACGGTATTTTAGTAGCCAATAGCGCTGGCGGCGTTGTTTATGTGTCGACTGGCACAACAGATATTTTGCCTATTTCTCAAGGTGGTACTGGCGGCGCGACGGTCGCAACTGCGGCCACAAGTCTACAAGGCACAGGGCTGGACACCAATGCTGTTGGGTTTAGGACAATCCCCCAGAATGTACAAAGTACCAACTACGTCACTGTAGCCGCCGACTCCGGAAAACATCTCTTCACTTCCACCGGCTCCATCACGTTCACCATTGCTGCCAACTCCAGCGTGGCTTACCCCATCGGCACGGCAATCACGTTTGTTAACACAAACGCCAGCACCATCAGCATTGCGATCAATTCTGACGTAATGACTTTGGCAAGCACCACAACTACCGGCACTAGAACGCTTGCCCAAAACGGCGTTGCAACCGCTCTGAAAGTCGGAGCCACCTCATGGCTTATCAGCGGCACGGGGCTGACATGAGTGCTATTCAGCAAATGTTGGTTGCGGGCGGTGGAGACCCTTACTTCTCCAATGTAAGTTTGCTGCTTCACGCTGATGGGGTTAATGGCAGCACCACGTTTATTGACAATTCACCGAGTCCGAAAACAGTAACAGCTAACAGTACGGCGCAAATCAGTACAACGCAATGGAAATTCGGCGGCGCGTCTGGCTATTTTAATGGAACTTTTGACCCAACTTTGGGGCAGCCCGCGTTAACTGTTCCTAATGATGCCTCATTTGATTTTGGATCTGGTGACTTCACTGTTGAGATGTTCATTAGGCTAAGTTCATTAACAGGATTGACCACTATATCTCATGGTCTCGCGTCTAAAAGAAACACAACTGCGGTTTTTTCACCTTTCAATTTAGAAGCGGGGTATGTCACTGGGTTTACTAGGCTAAAAGGACAAGTTTCTACAAGTGGCGCTGCTTGGATTACTTGCCAAAGCGCAACTAACCTAGCAATAAATACTTGGTATCATGCTGCGCTGTGTCGTTCAGCAACAGACCTAAGACTATTTCTGGACGGAATACAACAGGGAGCAACACAGACGGTTAGCGGTGCTTTAATGACAAATAGCAATGCCGTCAGTTTAGGCGCGGCTTCTTTTTCGCGTGATTATGGAATGAACGGCTTCATGGACGAAGTACGCATTACCAAAGGTGTAGCCCGATACACTGCCAACTTCACGCCCCCAGCAGCGCCGTTCCCGAACTACTAAACGCCAGTCCAGATTTTATATGGCCTACTCCCACAACACTTTGGAAGCAATGACCCGTCTGGGGACGCCGATGGACTTGAGGCCGGTTTCGGCAGACAATCCGCCTGCGCCTGCTACACCGGAGCCTGACTAACATGCCTACCATCAATCAACTGCCGCTGCTTTCGACACCGAATAGTGGCGACCAGATTCCAGTCTACTCACCCAACAACGGCGATGCGCGGCGCATGTCTATCGGCGCGCTGCTGCAACTGTTTCAGCAACAGTTCGCATCCCCCACGCTGGCGACGAACCTCTACACGCCAAGCACCGGCTTCAACATTGCCGTGCCGACACCAGTGGCGCAGCAGCAATGGGTGCTGTTTCAGCCTGCTGGCACGCTGGCCAGTGGCACGCTAACGCTTCCGCTAAACACCAGCACTCCTGACGGAACCGAAGTGCTGGTGACGACCACGCAGCAGATCACCACGCTTACTATCGGCCTAAACGGTGCTGCCGCAATCTACGGCAACGGCCTGTCCACGATGTCGGCAGGCGATCAGTTCAGAATCCGCTTCTACCAGGCCACGAACTCCTGGTATCGCATCGCTTGACACACCGAGGATCAACATGACAACCACGACTGATTCCTTCCAGCCAGCCTACGGCAGCGGCGTCACTGTCGCACCCACTGGCACATCGGCTTCGTCTACGTTCGCTGTCGTCAGTTCAGAAAGCGTTGTCCTGACGAATCTTGATTCTGTGCTGACCGTGTACGTCCGCGTCGGCGAAGGCGCGCAGACGGCTACCTTGGCCGATTACCCCGTGCTCCCAAACACGCAGGTGTCTTTGAGTAAGGCACGCTACGAGAACACGGTGGCATATCGCACCAGCAGCGGCACCGGCTCGCTGCACATCATCCCTGGCCGGGGCCTTTAATCATGCTACCGCTGACTCGCAGCCGAGGGCGGAAACGGTTTTTTGGAGTTAGCGGCCCATCCTTCGCCTTAAATTTTGTCAACGGTACTACGCTTGACCCTCGCGTCACCTTCACCCGCGCCAGCACAGGCACGTTCTTCAACTCCTCCGGTGTCCTGACCAGCGCCGCCATCAATGTCCCCCGCCTGGACTACAACCCCTCCACCTTGGCGGCTAGGGGGCTGCTGATTGAGGAGGCGAGACAGAATCTGGTGTTGCAAAGCGGATGGGCTGGAGCAGTTGGGGGTTCTCCCGGTACTGCACCTACTAGCTGGAATTTAGGCACAGTTACCGGAACGCCAACAACCACTTTAGCTACATCAATTTATGGAGCATCGGACCAAGCAGTATTGTTTAGTGGCGTTACG